ATCCAGACCAGCAAGCCGGAATCCATGTCCTGCAAGGAAATTTACCGCTGGTCCGATTGGGAACGCCAGAACATGAAGTAAGGAGGTGGTGACCATGTTCAGTATTACCGATAACGAGAGGCTGCGGGATGCGTACGCACTCTTGATGTTCATGCAGAGCGACATTCCCGCCTCTGCCGAAAAGAGGGCTGCCGTGAAAAACTTGGCGGCAACCGTTAAGATGGAGATCCGGGCCTACAATAACCGCCCCGCCCCTGATGTGCATATCATCTGTGCCGACTATGACGGCCGTCTGGAGCTTGTTCAGCTGCCCGATAAGCTGGACGAGGCGCACGAGATGGACGCTACCAACTGGTTTCTTAACCATCATTATTTGAAGAGTTACAACAGCCCCTATGACTGCACAGGGCAGGAGTTCACGAATTGGTTCTATCTGTTCCGGCGGCGCGGTCACTGGTTTGCATATCACTCGGTTAGCCGAGATGTTTAAGGAGGAAGTACAATGACGGACGAAAAAGCTATCGAAAAGATGCTCTATGACCAGCAGCAGGGCTGGCCGCTGTGCCCCCGCTGCGGCGAGAGGATGCCGGACAAACTGACCCACGGAGCACTGAGCCGCCACGCCAATGGCGTGTACATCTGCGAGGCTTGCGGCACCGATGAAGCCCTCCGGGACTGGATCGGAAACGTCAAACCCCTGTCTGACTGGGTGCTGGTTCGCGTATACAACGAGGTAATCGATGACGTGAGCGTTGAAGATGCTGCGCAGATGAAGTTCTAAGAAAACAAAAAATCCCCCTCCACTTTGCCTACACATACCCCGCGAGGTTCGCAGGGCTTCGACAAAGCAGAGGGGGATTTTTGCGCGCCGCCGGAGCAGCCAAATATAAAATCAAGAGTGGACCATGCCGGGCCACTCTCTACAAAAGCCGAAGCTTTTCAAGTGCCTCTATTTTACACGGCACTCATGCAGCAGTCAAGACTTTTTGCCAAGTGCTGCGGTCATAACATCAAAGGCGTGTTCGATGACAGTATCCAGCACCTCGTCGGTGATGGCCCAGCGGATAGCCGCCGGGCACTTGGTGCGGAGAGCAGCGAACACCTGCTTCTTCTTTTTGGCACCCTGACCGCTGCCCATGATGGACAGCTCGGCCTTTTCGACCAGTTCCAGAGCCAGATCCTTGACGGTGGCCTTGTAGCCCAGCCGGATGCCCCCGACTGCCAGAGCAACGAAGCCCAGCAGCATCAGAGCGATGGCGATGGGCGCGGGGATGAAGTTCAGCATAGCTTCCATGACATTGCCTCCTATAAGTATCAGCGGCGCGGAGAGCCACCCCTGCACCGTTTTGTCGTGTTGGTTATATCGGATGTTTCACAGGTACTTGGAAGCCCCGGATATGGCCTTCCAGCTGGCAGGGCCGCAGATACCGTCCACGGTCAGTCCGTGCGCCTCCTGCGCTTTCAGCAGCGCGTTCTCGGTGTCCTCGCCGAAAATGCCGTCCGGGGTCAGCCCCAGCAGCCGCTGGAGCATCTTCGTGGCTGCACGGTTTGCATCCCCGGTGCAACCCCGGCGGATGGTCGGCAGAATGAACTTCTGGTAGGTGGTGCTGGGGTAGTGCCGCGGGGCATCGCACAGCCACGTTGCCTTTGCATCGCGGGTATCGGTGTGTACGATGGCGCAGCCGTCATACCAGTAGATGCCCACCGCTTTGAAATACTGGGCGGCGATGATGCCCAAGGCCACAGGATTGATGCTGCGGTTCA